GTCTGCTTACATTGTTTAGTACTTGCTATGTGTTCATCTTCATCGTTGTAGATTTCTACACAGTCATCCTCTAGCTTTCCAATTAGCTCAGCACCTTCTGAGAATAGAACTTCTTTATAAGTTCCGCCTTGAGCTTTCCAGATTGTAGCTTCATCTAGTGCAGCTGTTGCCTTTACAATTCCGCTTTCGTTTGATAATACAAATATTGTCATAATTTCTAAGTGTTTAAATGGGGAGCTTTCGCCCCCCTTTGTTTTTCTAAATGCTCTTGATTATTTTGCTTTTTTTAATGCTAAGTAGTACTTCAATGCAGTTTTGTAGTGAAATGTTCTATTTGTTTTCTCGTTCAGGCTGTTGTAGTTAAGCTCTCCATCTTTAGTTCTGTTGATGTAGAATGTTCTGTTTCCTAATGTCGTTGTGTGTATTGTCATAATTCTAAGTGTTTAAATGGGGAGCTTTCGCCCCCTTGTTTTTGTTTATTGTTCGATAAATTTAATAGTTCTTTTTAATCCCTTCTTTTTTTCGTTTAGTTCGATAGTTCCCCAAAAAGATAGCCCGCATTCAGTGTGTATCTCATGTACACATTCGAAACGCATCGATTTAAAATTTAATCTTGTTCCTTCAAAAGAGAAGTGATTCCAATCACTTGTAAACTGTTTGGTAAATTCTGACTCAATTAATGAACGAAAGTTATCCTCTTGCTTCTCTGTTAGTGATAATGTGTTTGTGGTAATCATGTTTTTCGTTTTTGTTTCTACAAATATAAGCACAATGTTTATATCTCACAAGTTTTAAACAGTTTTTTTTTATTTTTTTTTTTTTACAAAGAAAAAGCCCCCATTTCTGAGGGCTTAAACAAACAATTAAAAAAACCTAACTAAATTATGAAGTACAAATATATCAATAAAAATGAGTTAATCTAGCAACTTGTCCAAATTCTTTTGAATGTATAAACGCTTCTACCGCTTCTTTGCTTATATATCCGTTTCTATGATGCCATGAGTCCGCTGGGCTTGGACTTCTTAGAGTCTCTACTGTGACATTGATAAAGTCCTTACTCGATTTGTGGTGTACATGATGAGTATAGAAGTATCTATGCTCTGCATCTGCCCAATGTTCTTTGGCTTCTACGCTCATAAGGCTACCTAGATTGTGCTGCTTTGCTCCATCTCCATGAGTAGTGCCAATTAAAGAGTTACCATAGATTGAGTACTTACGATGAGCTATTGAACAATCAAATGTAATATTCTTAGAAGTGTGGAAGTGAGCCTCTATCGTTTGAGCTAGGAAAAACCCAGACTGATAATCATGGTTCGATGGATTGAAAATAAACTCAACGTCTGCCACTTGCATAAGCATTTCTAATATGTCTATGTATAGCTTCTTAGCTGTTAGAAACATATCGTACCACATTCCAGAAGTATCTTGAGGTGTTCCGCTGGTTGTGGTTCGTCTAGGTGTGTCGGTGTGTAGTATATCATTACCACCGATAAACATGATTTTATCAATGTTAAAACCATTAGACTTATCTAGTAAACCCTCTACTCCTTCAAGTACTCTCTTTACTGCTATGTTTTGATTGTAGTCTGTTCCAGTTTCATAAGCTGTGCAGAGTTTACCGATATGAATGTCTGCTGGGTCTATGATTAATAGGTGCCCATCTTTAGACTTTTTACGTTTTATAGTTGGATATTTAGGAGCATAGTCTCTGAACTCTTCTAGTAGTTCATTACGCATCTTCTCAATACCAATCTGCTCTGGAGTTTTGTAATTAGGATTCTTAAAGTATAGACTAGCTTCGTCTGATTTAATCCATCCACTTTTGACGCTGTCAACATCTAGACCAGCAGCTTCTGCCTCGTCTTTGATTCTTCTAAATTGCTCAAGTACTTTAACTTCATCTTCTCTGAGTCTGTAACGTCTTGAGCTTTTACTGCTTTCTTCAGCTCTTTCGTGAGCTGGTTTGTTAGTTCTTTTGTCTCGTTTTTTCATATAGATAAATTAAGATAATTCCCAGCAATATAAGAATAATAATTAACTTGTTCCATAACTTGCTGTCTGCCTTTGCTATATGCTTTGCAGTTTTCTTATCTTGAAGCTCTAGTTTATACTCTCTTTTGTCTTCTGTTTTCTGCTTTCTGTATTCTCTTCGTTTGTCTTTACGAGTAATATACCGAACCTCTCCTTCTTTAGTTATTACCTTCTCAATAATCTTAGTAATCTCTATGTACACAGTATCGTTCTGTATGTAGTTACTATCTACTACTGTATTGGTTTGTATAGTGTCGCTTGTTTCTGTGAATGTCGCACCCTTTTTAATAGCTTTGTTGGTGTGTTTCTTAGCCTTGTTTATATGGTACTGAGGAGTACACGAAGCTAGTAGCATCGTTACAATTAATATGTATCTCATAGATGTTATTTTGGTGCGTATTCCTTAGAGAACGCCTCTAGTCTTCTTAGCCACCCTCTTAGAAATCGTTGGTTATTAGTGTACCTTTGTCTAGCTGTTTGGCTTTTGGCGTTTCTAGGAGTAGTAATGTAGTGAAAAAACAGACGTCTAGACTCTACGCATTTTGCGAATAGTTCTTTTTCATCTGCTTCGTTGATTGCTGCTAGTGTATTCTTTCCTATGATTCCATCTCTAGTAACTCCTAGTACTCTCTGCATCTGACGGATTGAAGTCTTTGCTCCAGAACCCCAAGCCCAAGATACCAAACAGTCTGCAATGCTTTGGTGTTCTATATCGTCTCCTTTTACAGCATCCCAGTATTTAGACTTAAAAATCAAACCCCAGTCTTCGTGATTCATTTCTAAGAATCTTTCTACCTCATCCTTGCCAAATACTCCTACCCAAGCCTTGTAAGTTACACCCTTGTTTGTGTGAATACCATCTACTCCGCAAGTGTAATTACTAGCTGAGTCTTTAACGTCTGAACTTGTACCGCCTTCCCACTTGTAAAAAAATGGAACTATGTTTTTATGATTTGCCATTGTTCTTTTTTATTGATTCGTAAATATTACCACCAGCTAGAAAAGACAGAAAGGTTAAAAGCTCAGCCAGTACAAACTCAAAGTTTTCATAGGTTGTATAGATGAAGCACAGAGGAGTAACTAATATAGTAATCACATAAAGAAAGACAGCTCTTTTAGAAGACCTCTTTACAATTACAGAAATATGTCTAAATAGTTTCCTCACTCTTTTAGCTTCTTCTTTTTTATTTTGTTGTCTAGTATTTGACCTTTAATTCTGTGGTACAAAAATACTGCACCACCAATAGCAAGAGCAAACTGTAGAAAGTTGTTGATGTCATCAAATGTAAGCCACTCGTAAATCTTAATTAAACCAGTAGCAGCCAGAGAGAAAATCCCTCCTATGTTTGCCTCTTCGCTATTCATTAGGTCTTTAAACATTTTAGATTTCGTATTGCTTCAAGCCGTCCAAAGCTCTTAACATTAGGTTACCTTCTCCTTCGTAGTTTAAGTTCTCTACTGGGATATCTGCTAACTCAACTCCGTATAGTTTAGCGTTGTCAGTTTCTAGCGTTACGTTTAAGCTAATTTCATTACGCAAAGCATGAACTATAATAGAGTCAGAATCTACTGTAATTGTAGGCTCTACTAGTTCAGAGTTAAATTGTGGAAATTTGTAAGTTGCCATATTTTTAACCTTTTAATTCGTTAAGTTCAGCGTATATCTTTAAAAGTTCCGCTTCTTTTTCTGCTATTAATTCTTCTTGTGTTGGTTCATCTACTTCGATGAATTTCACTTCCACAAGTCCGCTTTCGTTGTATATTTCTTGTCTAATTTGTGGCATATTTTTAAGATTTTCTAAATGTTATTAATGGTATTCTATTGTTGGCGTGATTGGAAGATGTAAGATTAGGCATAGTTGTCGGTAAAGATGAAAAATTAGACGCGAAATAAAATGCTTGATACGCTTGTGTGCTTTGTGAATTTGCAATGACTGGCAACAATGGGTCATTTGGTGTGTTCAATGCTCTTATTCCGACATTACCATTTGAAACAGTGGAAATCCAGTATGTTTCGTTTGCGTTAAATGTAAAACTCAAACCGGTCAAGATTTTCATTCCAGTTGTATCTACTGCAACTGTTGCGCTTTCAAATAGTTTTGTATTTGGTTGTCCGTTAGAATTTGAATATATAACCACCTTTATAAGACCACCAGCAAGGGCGCTTGTAATTTGTGCGAATGCTATCGCATTAATTTGAAAATCATAACCTGGAGTAAATGCTGTCAATAACAATTGACCGCTACCGATTGTCGTTATATTTGAACTAAACCCTTGCGCAATTGAATAATAAATACCAGACCTTGGTTCTGTTAAAATTTGAGTTGCAGGCGCACCACCGCCACCGCCAGAAATAGCTAAATCACCACTTCCTAAAACCGAAGTTCCGTTGATTGTTTTAATGTTTGTTCCACTTACTAAGGTGTCTTGCTTGTCATCAAGTTCACTTTGCAAATCTGTTTGAGTTGATAAAGTTCCAGTAATATCTCCCCATGCTGCTCCGCTACCGCCCGAAGCTGGACTAAAACCCGTATTCTCTCGTAAGAAAGTTCTTAGAGTTGCCTCAGTATAAGCAGACGCTGAATCATCTACCCAGTTAGTAGAATCTGCATAAGAGATAACTAGTTGGTCATCTTCAATAAGCCCCTCAGTTAATCTAAATACGCTGTTATATTCATCGTAAACTGTCTTCCCTATTGGAAATAGTCTTGAGTTGTTATCTGCGTCTACTGTTACTATGTAGTTTCCAGACTTGTAAATTTCTTTTGCCATTGTTTTTTGTGTTTATATTTTTATGTTAATGTAGTTCCTGATACTGTAAAGTCTCTTACTGGAAAATATGCCTTAGTACTTGTCAATCCAGTTATACTTATTTCTCCAAAGTTTTGTTTTGCTATATACACTTGATTTGTGAATCTTCCTATCGTGGAACTCCAATAATCTGACTGACCTAAATTAAAAAGTGGAGGTCTATATAATAAATAACTGTTAAAACCATTAAGATTTCCAAAGTCATATAAATTCCATATTTCGTTTATATTCGGTAATCTCCACCCACTTGTGTAAGTTCCTACTGAATAAGCCAAAGAATTGTCTATCGCATCAGTCCATACGACAGAAGTTTGGTCTTGATTGACATAACCTAAAACAGTAGTTCCATTATAAGTACTCCAATCAATAACAATGTTATTACTATAAGCAGAACCGCCCAATTCGTCCGTGAATCGTTCCAATGTACCAAAAGGATTATTACTAGCCAAAGTTACAGTATCTACTGCTCTACCGATTTGTAGGTCTCCATCATCTCCAGTCCTAGCACTTAAGCTTTTATTAGTTTTCATTAGAGTAGCACCAACAGAACCACCTCCTCCGCCACCTCCAGAGGCTTGTGCTTTTATATAATAAGTCTCTTGTACCATATTACAATTTCGTTGCGTTTAATCTTATCACAGCAGCTATATCAACGTCTACTGTTATTGCTTTACCAGCTATTATAGTATCTCCTAAAGTGTAAGCAGCTCCAGCAACTTGAATTGTAGTAGTTGGTGCAGCTAGAATATTTGTAATGCTATCTATTGACATTTCAAAAGGTGCGTAAAAATCAACAGTCTGAGCGTCTACCAATTCAACTACAAACTCTGGTTTAGATTGTATGTAAGTTTTTACATCGTCAGCACTAGCTTGAATAGTAGTAAAAGAAGTGTCTATGTCTCCTTGAGCTACTGCAAATAAATCTGTATCCTCTAAAGGTGTACCAGTTGGTAAGTTACTTATTCTGCTGTCTGCCATTGTTAATCTTTTTTATCGCTTTCTTTAGCTTAATTATGTTCTTCTTTTTTACTTTGTATTTCATTATAAAAACCAGTTCGTAAAATTAACGTCTTTGTCTGGGTACATATCTCCGTTACTGTTGCTGTTATATTCTGGATATAACGTAGAATTGTTACACATATAATCTGTGAATCTCTTAGCGTAGTGTTCTGCTATGCTTCGCTCTTTGTTTACTAAAAAGTCTACTTCGTTTTTCTCTACTGTTTGAGAGTTCTCAGAGTTGTGCTTATATACTCCTTTGTTGGCGATTGTGTAAGCTGCGAATGGCAAATATTCTACCATTCCGAAATGGATAACCATTGGTTTTATATAGTCAGTTACAAGGCTCAAGTAGTTACCGCTAAGCGTACCAGCTACGATGTCATCATTAATCTTATCAAATAAATCAGTACCGAGGTAATTCTGTATATGTATATCTTGAGCAATCTTTACAAATTGAATGAATTTATCTGTGTCTACATTGCCGTTTAAAGCTGTGAACTTTGCAATGTCTTTTGTTGTTATGAATAGTGCTTGTGCCATGTTATCTTACGTCTGAGGGTAAATTCTTATTGTTAGGGCTAAAGCCTTTTAAGGGCAAATTTTTAGGATATACAGAAACCTCGAAAGGATTCGTAACTTTAAAGCCTTTTATTTCTGCTGCTCTAGTTCCTATTCTTTTAAACTCATCTGAATCTTTGTTAATATCTAACATCATCGTAACCCTTTTCCACTTATGACGGCATCGAGCGCCTCCCTTGAATTTGAAGCAATTATACGTGTCAGAGCCGCCTTCTCCAAATCCCGGATTAACTGGTTGCATACTCATTCTTTCAATGTCTTCTCTTCGATATAACTTGTTTGCTCTCATCATAGCCTTACAAAAACCTCGTTCGGGTGATTTGTTTCCGACATACTCATATCGTACCTTGAAGAATTTATCCTTAACTAGCTTGTCCTGTGAACTTATAGCCGTTGGTCTAGCTGTGCCAGTTGATACAAAGTTAAAGACTTTAGAAAGTAAAGTAGAATTTTCTAGCTTATCATAAAGCTCTTTGTTCATTTCGGCTAAATGATTATTTAAAGTCTCTTCATCCTCATAATCTACTTCTCTCTCATCTAATGTAATCCATCCAGTCTGCTCTTTAGGCTCTCCTAAATCGCTTAAAAACTCTTCTAAATTAAACTCTTGAGATGTTTCAACATTTTTATTGTTTTCTTTGCTCTCTTCTTCTCCAAGTTTAGTATTATCTTCTAGTACTGTTTCTACTTCTTCTCTTGTCTGTAAAAGGTTAAGATTTTCAAAGTATAATTTTAAAGATATTCCGTTAAATGCTAGTATCTCGTCAATTGCATCTATCAAAAGCTCTTGGTGTGGTTTTACTGTTTGATTGTAGAAGAACTTTGTAGCTACTTCTATCTCGTCTCCATTAGAACTGAATCCGCTGTTTGCTGTCGTTATTCCTACAATCATTGGACTAACTACGTTGTGATTGTTTAGTATCTTAGCTTGTGCCTCAGTACTTAGATAAGTGTAGTGTTCTGGCGCGTTGTTTAGTGGTATATCTTCTACTGTTGTTTTCTCTTCTTGGTTGTCGTTAAATGCTATAATTACTTTATCGCCTTGCGCACCAGTTAACTGTCCTTTTACTTTGTTTGCTATCAGTCGCTGTTGTTCCTCCGATGGAGTACCGCTGTTAAAGTTGACCACCTTAGTTCCAGAGAATCCATTTTGGGTGTCATTGATGAGGTAGTTACTTATTTCTTCCTCAAGTACACAGTAAGGTATGCAAGCTTGGTAGTCTACCTCTGAGAAGTATTTAAGGTCGATTGAGTCCTTACCATAAACCAAAAACTCAATAGGCTCTTTTGAAGTTCCGAAAGCTGGTATTCTCTTAGGCGGAAATTTCTTAGTGTCTGTCCAATTATCAGAGTAGTAGTACGCCTCTATTTCTCCGTCTTCGTTACATTTAGCTGGGCGAACGTGTTTAGTCTTTACAGCTTCTACTCTAATTACCTTAGTGTGCTTTTCATCAAAGATACATTGTAACACTCCACAGCCTAACATATACTCATTTAAGGCTAAAGCTCGTAACGTCTTAGGCTTAAAAAGTGATTTCATTTGTGCAAACTCGTTTGGCTTTTTTGAAGCGTTTGAAGCGTCCAATCCTTTGCCGTAAATTAACCGAGCTACGTTGTTGATTATTGAGTTGTTCGTTGTACTGTTTTTGTATCGGTCAATCAAAAACTCGTAATGGTCATTATTGACTCCGTACTCTACCCAGTCATTTTTAGAATCTTCTATAATGTCTGGCTGTGAATAGGTCGAAAGTTCTAAAATATGTATATTCTTTTTGTCGCTCATTAGTCAATAATTACAAATTCGTTGTTTGTCTCATTCTGTACGTACTCATCTTTATTAATAGTGTAGTCTTTTACTACTTGATTTGTGCAGAATATCTTGTCTTTATATACTACGTCTGTGCCGTTTAAAACTGTCAGAGTATAAAACCTACCTTCTACGAGAGTAAGTACCTCAGAAACGCTTAAATAGTATCTGTCTACTACTGGAGTAATAGCTATTGTGTCGCTTGTGTTTTCTGCTTCATCAGTTATAACCATACTATCTGCTGTCAAAGTTCGTGGTATAAACTTAAACGATTGAGATAGTAATGACTCCCTTAGTATTATCATACTTATATAACTAAAAAAAAAGAATTTGTTTTAAATAAAAAAACCCCTACCAAAAGGCAAGGGCTTTAAAAGATTGTTTTGTTGATTATGGAGCTTCTATTACATTAACCCCAGCAGCAGCAAGTTCAGATTCGGCTGTTGCTTCGAAGAAGTTTGCAGGTACTCGCTCTTGTGCAGTAAGAGTGATTGTGTATCCAGACATATCTCCCATAGCAGCCCCAGTAGCAATAGTACCACCAGTTACCTCTGCTCCATGCTCTAGTCCACAGTAAAAGAAATTGTTGTTGTGGTCTTTTACAATGATATGAGGGCGACCGAAAGCCATCAATTTAACCTCTTTGTGAGTAGCTAAATCTTGCTTCTTTAATGAAAGGTTTAATACTTGCTCAAAGAAAGTTGTTCCGTTATCTCTTGAGCTTGTAATAGTTTGCTCGAAAGATGAAGTACCTTTTAGCTCGTACTTATAAGCTTCAATAGTACTAGGTGTACTATTTAATTTTTCTATGACGTCTGTATTAGTTGCGTTGTAGTCGATATCTTCTACTGGCGCATCGTCAAAATTGATAAAGTAAACGGCATCCAATCCACCTACTACATCTTTACATGGCTCTATTCTGCCTAAGCTTAAGTCACATGACATATTTTTAAAGTTTTATATAAAAAAAAGGGAAGGCATTTTACCTCCCCTATTTCTATTGGTTAATATTTAATTCTTAGATTCCGTATGTTACAACGTCTCCAGCGAAAGCGTATTGAACAGCAGCAGTCATTCTCATGATTACACGTACATTCTCTGAACCGTCAAGGTCTGCCATATCCAAAACTTTTACTTCTTGTGAGTCAGAAGCCAAACCAGTTCCAAAGAACAAGTTATCTTTAGTTGTACAGATAGCTGTATCGTCAGACATTCCGTTACACATGAACAATGGAATACCATCGAACATTAAATCTCCAAATGCTTGGTTGTTACCTTGTGCGTTAACACCAGCAGCTCCAAGTCCGTTAGCTCCGAATCCACCTAGTGAACGTACGTAAGCTCTGTAGATGTTAGAAGAAACGTAAAGAGTAAGCCCTTCAACTCCGTACAAACGTGTTGGAATTGCGTCTACGATTTTTGAAAGCTCAGCAACTACTGTGGCAGCGTCAACACCTCCACCGAGTGCTGCGATTTGCTGTCCAGCTGGAAGCTCAGCGTCTGCTGCTAACAAAGTTTCGAAACCATCGAATTCTCCAGCATTGGCGTTCACTCCAGACCAAATGTTTTGCTCCATCTTACCAGCTACTTTAGCTGCTACGTGTCCAATTAAGAAATCAGCAAAAGATGCTGGAATCTCATCGAATGCAGAATAACCCATTTCGATTGCATCCCAATCCTCTCTGAAGTCTGCTTTACAAACTTGTAGATTCACTTTAAAAGTTTCTGGCTCAAGAATCTTCTCATCCAAAGTAAGTGAAGAGTTTGCGTCAAAGTCACAGTTTGCATTAGATAACAAGTCTCCAGTAGAAACTCTTTTCAATACTGACTTGTACTTTACATTTGGTTTTACTGTAATACCACCGTTCTCGATAGTGTTAGCGCTCAATAGTGCTGCTGCTACATATCCAGCTGCTTTTTCTCCAGCGTATGTAGTTGTAATTGTTGTTGATGTTGGCATATTTGTTGTTTTAAAAAAAAAATTATTATTTACTTAATTTTGCTATTTTGCTCATTACAGAATCAGTAGTACCTCTCTTTCTTTTGTTTCCGAAAGTGTGTAATTTTACTTCTGCTTTTGGCTCTGGATTGTGAGCGATAGGCTTAACCTCTGAAAGCTCTACTTCCTCAGTTACCTCTTCTTCTACCTCTTCTACTTTTGTAGACGCTTCAAGCTGTGATTTAAGCTCTGTAATTTCAGCAGTCAACGCTTCAATTAGTGCGCTTTCTTTTGAGAACTTAGTCTCTTTAACGATAGACTCAATGATAGATTTAGCTGGTCGTACTTCCTCAGAAGCTTCAACTTCTTCTGCTGGTTCTTCTGTAACTTCCTCCGCTACTTCTTCTGTTGGCTCTTCTGCTTCTTCTTCTTCAACTTCTACCATTTCAGAAATAACTCCTTCTTCAGCTACTTTAAACGCTCTACCATCTTCGAGTTCGTAAGCCTCGCCTTCTCCAGAAACTGGAACTGGGATAAGTTGCTCGTCTTCTGTTTTTACCATTACTGCTGCACCAGCTTCAAAGTCTGGAGTAGCTTCAATCATTGTAACTCCATCTTTCAACTTAGCCTCAGCTAGTTTAATCTCTTCAGCTTTCAAGCCTACTGCTTTTAGAATTGTGTTTATTTGCTCTTTCATTTGTTGGATATTTAACTATATAACTACTTATTATTGATTTGTTTTATTTTTATCCGCTTACGTTTGTAATAGTACGCTCAGTATTGACGTTTACAACATTGCTCACGCCTTGATTAACTAGCGAACCTATACGCTGCCCAGTTAACTTTTCGTACTCCTCAGCTGTTAGCTTTGTAGAATATTTCTTTTTACGTCTCATCTACTTAGATTCAATGATATTTTTAATCTGTTCTACTATGTCCTTAAGCTCAGACTTGTTGTCTATGGACTTGAGTTTATCAATAGCCCAGTTAACGCCAGAAGCTCCACCCCATCCAAGCCAAGCTACTCTGCCTTTATCTTTCCATGGAGTATCTTTAAACTCTTCGCTTACCTCAGCGTTTTTTTGATGACGTTTAAATGATGCCATTCTAGCGATTGTGTCTCTCGAAATATTCTCACCCTTTGCTAATTGGTTTGCACGAGTCCAGCCTATCCTAGTCATTCCTTGTACTTCGTCTCCGTACTCTTCTCTCCACTTTAATACTTTCTTAGCGTTGTTCTTTGCGCTTTGTGGATAGTCGTTATATGATTCAAGCTCTACCTCTTCATTCATTTGCAAAGCTTCGAACCCTTGAAAGATTGCCTCAATACTAAAACCTTTGTAAGTACCATCTTTTGCTTTGCTGTATTCTGAATCACTTAAAGACATCATAACTACCCACTCTCCACCTTTAGGC